ACGCCCTGCGCGACCAACTCGCAGCGGCCCGGAATGAGACGCTGGAGGAAGCTGCGCGCGTGGTGGACATCGAGTATGAAATGCACAAGGATTATCGGAACGCAAGCCTACTGTGCAACAACGACGAAGACGCTCAATGTCGCCTAATCTCCATGACGACGTGCGCTTCAATTTCTGCTGCCATCGACGCCCTCAAGGACACCACCCCTGCCCCGCTATTTGTCTCTAGCCGCAGCATCCAGATGGACGCCCCGAGCGAAGATTGGCAGGAACACGCAGACAAGGCATCGGCTATTATACGCGGTTCGGCACAGCGCGAAGTAACCGTGCAGGAGGCGGCGCGGGTGCTGCTGGCAAACCGCTGGGCAGGATACGGCAACTCAAAGGCCATGCAGGCGATGTGCAACTACGTTCACGACGAGCAAGGCCGGATGCCGTTCCCGGCGTCGTTCTATGACGGTGTAATGCAAGCGGGCCTCCGCGCCCTAGCCAAGGAGGAGCAGAGCGATGGGTGACGCACCGGAACTGAAACCGTGCCCGTTCTGCGGCCAGAGCAACACCATTCAGACGTCGCGCCTGTATTTGGAGTGCCTTGAATGCGGATGTTACGGCCCAGACGCCAAGAAAGGGCAACCAAGAAATGACGAGTACGCACCTCATCGCGCTTGGAACACCCGCGCCGACACCATCACCGCCCTAGAGGAGGAGAACAAGCGGCTCCGGGAGGCAATGGAGCGGGCGGCAAGATACGCGGACGGAATACGCGGTGCCGTAGAGACGAACCAAGTAGCAGACAAGGACGTTCGCGGGGTGGCGATACTCATTCGCAACAATCTGCGCGCAGCACTGAATGGAAAATAACCTACGGCGTCCAGCCGCAAAACTGGGCGCCCTTTTTGTTGTTGGTTAGGATCTGGCGCGCAAGATCATCAGTCAGCGCATCTGCGGCGCTAGGGCGGATCGGCGTTGCCCAGTCGCATTCATTCTTTACGCACCCACTGATCAAGCTCAGAGCGCACAGCATCGTCGCTGCTTTTTTCAACGTCATCGTCAATTTCCTTCGCCTTCTGCACAGTATCCAGCCGGTCTTTCAGCGCATCGTTCTGCGCCTTACGTTTCCCGCTAGACCTTCCAGACAGCCACACAGCGCCCAGAGACGCCACCAGAGCGACAAACGCTGCGATGTAGCCACCTGCCTCGGATAGCAGCCATCCAATCATGTTGCGCCGCCTCTGCGCTTCGCAACGCGGCTTACAGCGAACGTTCCGACAAACGCAGCAAGGCCGGATAGCGCGTGCGCTAGGTTGTCGATTTCAAACGTGATCGTCCCGGCTTCTGCGTCGAAGATTGCCAGACCCTGACCGGCCAGAAGGCCGCCGATCAGGTATAGCGCCATGCGAATATAAATCATCATTTCTTCACTCCAAACAGTTTGAAAATTGCGTTGATGATGGTCAACCAGATCGACGGAACGGCGCTCCCGTGCGCAACCTCGTTGTCCGGTCGCACTGCCCCGCGCAGGAGCGCCAAGGCCTCCTGCGGATCCAGCCTGCGGGCCGGAACCCACTCCACGCGCTTGTCAGGCGTCACGGCCCAGACGGTCACGCCCTGCGCCGGGTATTTGCCGGTTGCGAAAAGCTCCTGCTCGGACTGGCGCCGGGGGATGATTTCGCGCGGTTTTGTCCAGTTCATGATCTGCGCCGTCGCCTTGGAGCGGTCGCCAGCATTCAGCGACTTGACCCAGCTCGCCCGATGGATCGCTCCGGTGTTGAAATGGAAGCTGACAGCCGCGTCAAACTCGTGCTGCTCAACCGGCACCGTGATCGCCCTGGCTACGGCGGCCTCGTATTTCTCAAGATCGCGCCGGAACACATCAAACACGCGCACAAGCTCCGCGTCTAGATCGTCAGGCATGCCGGGGGCCATGCGGGCCGGGTCAGGCGATCCCGCCGCCGCCGTGTGGCCGACGCCGTAGGTCAGCACCTTGACGGAATCGAGATACGGGCCGGGCACAATCCCTTCGTGCCCGATCAGGGCAATGACGCCCTTGTCGCTGGTTTTCACGCCTTGCCACCTTTCCAAATAGACCGCCCAAGCGCCGCCAATGACAAAACGCCGGTGGTGACGACAATCAGGGCCTGCGGGGTTATTGCGGCAACAGAACCGTTGATAGTCCACGTCCACAATGTCACGTCAAGGAACGGAACAACGGGGGATGCCGCGCTAGTCCCGCCCTGTGCCGCCGCGTTTGCCCCGACTGCCGCAATCACTGTTCTTTCTGCGCTCATACCAATCAACCACCCGTCTGAGAACGAAATGAATGGCTATCGCGCCCATGACTGCCATCAAGCTTTCGAACATATGCGCGACCACCAATCAACAAAAATGCGGTGTAGTGCACAAGCTCCTGGCTCAGGACGTAACCCGGATACCTTGACACAACTTGGAGTATATCAAGGCTCGCGGCAAAAATGAACAATAGACCGAGCCAAATGTGGACGACGCCGCCACTTTTCTTATCGCGCAGCCTGTGCCCCCATTCGACAAACATTCCGGCGGCGATCAGATTTAGGGCCAGGTTCATTTCGACAGGTGTCCGATCCCCTGTCGCGAGATAGGCGCCCAAGCCGCACCAGAACGGAACCTGCGACAGCCCCGCGGCCCCGAGCCACAGGTAATTCCGACGGTGGAGCAGAAACGCGGCGAACGCTGCGAACACCGCCCCCATAATTGCGTGCTCAAACCACCACATCAGCGGTCACCGCCACCCAATGCGATCACGTCGCCGGACTGTTCCGGATAGTGCTCGATCAGTGCCTTTGTCGCCTCTGAGTGCAGGACCACCGCCGCGCCGTAAATACCCATGGCCGCGTTCGCCGCATCGGGCCGCCCGGCTGCAGCGTTCAATTTCTGAATCGCCTTCATCGCGCGTTTGAATTCGATCAGCGCAACTTGTGCGTTGCGGATTTCTTCAAGTTCTGTTGCCATTTCGTCAGTTCCCTTATTGTGTCATCAAACAACCATGCGTGCAGAAAATTTCGTACGCCCAGAAGTCGCTGTGATGTTCCGTGTTCCATTTGTTTGCAAAACGGCAATTGTCAAAGTGTCGCCGTCGCTCATGTCCATCGTTCTGCTGATGCTGAATGTTGGGTTCTCCGCCGCCACGCTAACGCTGTCACGCTCAATTTCAACACCGCCGACATAAATGGCGATGTTCCCGGACGTGTTGGCATTGAATTCAACAGTGGCATCAATGGAATAACGACCTGCGATTGGGGCCGTGAAAGTCGGTGACGAGTAATCCCCGCGCGCATCGTAAATGACCGTCCCAAAGTTGACCACAGTAGGCGTCGATACCGGGACAGACTGAGTCCCAGAGTTGCGTGCGACCACATTCGACGGGACCGCTAACTTAACCGTAACGGGGCCGTTGAATATTCCGTCAGTTCCAGTAACAAACGAATTGACCTCGACTAGGTTCCGTTCTGTATCAGACTCCGCGTGAACCGCGTATCGACCGTTGACGCCTGGATCTGCATTCAGGCCGTACACTGCGTTGTCATAGCACCCAACGCCGCCTCCACCGCCATCGAACCTGACACATGCCGTGGTGTAGCTGCCGCCGTACACTCCATCAGGGTCAATATCTGTGGCGGAAACACCATACACCCGGTTTCCTGCGGTGGCTTGGGAAAGGTATCCGCCGTTTCCCTCAAAAAAAACTACCACCTGCTGGCCACAATCCTCGCCGGAAACGCCGTAGAACGTATTCCAAGATGCCCCGTGCCCTGCCTTTAGGACGCTTCCTTCGGTTCGAACACCTCGAAACCCGCCGCCTGTGCATTTGTTGGCGAAGGTGTCAACCACTTCGCCCACGTCTTCTCCGTGGATATCTTCAATGTGATGTCTGTCTCCGCGCTGCACATTTACAACGTCAGACTGCATCCCCCCTGCAAGGGTTGCGGCGGCGCCAAGGTTGCGAAGATTGTAGCCATAGACGGATCGAATGGTTCCGCTGGTGGACAGGACGCTGTTTGTGATATCGTTGTCCAGTTCAACAGCTGTAATCTGCATGTTGGTCGCGGTGCCGCCAACATGCGCGGTGGAGTTCGTGCAATCACGAGCCTCTACGCGTGTTATGCTCCAATCGCCGGTCAGCGTTCCGCATTTCAGCAGTCGACCCGTAGGAAAGCCCTCGAACCGAATTTTATCCACATTGAAATTCTTGCAGTTTTGTGCCTGCGCGGCATTGACCACACGACCCTCTGTTGTCTCATAAACAAGACCGACGCCCCGCCAGGTCTGATTTTCCTTGGGCGTGAACGCACCTCCTGTTTCACCAGAGAAATCCAAGCAGAGGTTGGCGTCGCCAATAGGGGCGGTGACATCTGTGTTGGTGAAGCCAGACGCCAAAGCATACAGATAGTCTTCGTGCTCATTATCTCCGGCCAGGCCGGTATCGTTCGGAATGGTGATGCGAGATGAAAACGCCTGGGCACCTTTGATCTGCACGGGCTGCTTGATGGTAGATCCGTATGCAAGCGCCGACTGGACGGCTGATGTCATATCGGTAGTCCCCGGCGTAGTGTTTTCCTTGAAATGCAAAGACGACAAGCGACCAAACGGCAGCCAGCCCGGCATATCGCTGATTACTGTCTCGCCTGCTTTCGCAATGTAAAACACGGTTCCGTCGCTTTTTATCGTCCCATCGGCGGCTTCAAATCCACCGGCGATGTCTGTTACAGCTTGCGCACGGCTGGGCCACGGAACTTGCGCGCGACCGTCTGTCAGGTCAAGCGGCTTGTTGACTTGCGATGCGCCCACACCGACGAGGATGTAATACCGATCCGGCTCGGTGTAGAATTCATAGCGTCCGTTTTCGTCCGATACAAAGTCAACGCCGTTGTTGATCAGCGTGCTGCCCGTGACGTCCGTGTAAAGCGTCGCAAGGCTGTTGTCAGCGGTCCGTCGTACCTCGACGGCGGCGCCAGCAATGATGCTGCCAGCACTCGTTCGCGCCCATTCTGTGTGACCGGTCAACGCCATTAATCAAACTCCGCAGTATCTTCGACGCGAAACACGCCCTTCCCAACCATTCGGCGCTCGTCGCCCGACAAAATTACCCACGCCTCGCAGTATTTTGGACCGGGCGTCATGGCCGCGCTTTCGGTCCCGCCGACATCGAACGTAAATGAATACGTATTCGCCAGGACAATATCGCCGCCAGTGAGCGTCTTTCTGAAAATCTGAACGCCGTCGATGGACTCTTTAAGCAGGAATATGATCTCAGTAGCTGACGAATAATCCACCGTGGGCGCATCGCGCAGGGTGATTGTCTTGTCGGCACCCTGCGCGATGCATAGGTCGAGTTTCTGCGAGCATCCGCATGACATGTAATCGATCCTTGCAGTTTGGGTCGCGTTTTCCCGGATAGTATACGTGCAAACGACCGCGCCCGCCAGCGTCGGCAATGTCGGATCTGTTGATACATAGATCGCCATTAGCCGCCCCCTATGATTGCTTTGAGGCGATCAATTTCCGCAAGGCACGATTTTACCTGCTCGCTTGTCGGCCGATACTGGCTGCGCAGCATCTTGTTCTCCGCCATCGCCTCGGTCAACTCACGACCGGCCTCCTGTGCTGCCGAGCGCAATTCGGAGTTCTCCGCCAGCGCCTCGGTCAACTCACGACCCACCTCCTGCGCCGCGGTGCGCAATTTGGAATTCTCCGTCATCGCCTCGGCCAGCTTGCGACCGGCCTCCTGTGCGGCGGTATTTTTCCACGCGGCAAGCTCCTGCTTAACAGCATGCAGTTCCTTTTGGGATCTGGCCAAATCCGCACGCAGGTTGCGACCGCGTTCAATGTCGGCCCGCGCTGCGGTCAGCCTTTTCTGCAGTTCGGCTTTTGTCGGCATGTCTGACCCCTATGCCACGATTCCGGCGTTTGCAAAAGCCTGCGCCGCGATCGTCGTTGTGGTTGTCCCGCCTGCGAAAAAACGAATGTGCGATATGTCGGCGCCCGGCACGCCAGCACTATTCGAATATGTCCCGGCGCCGCCAGCCATTTGCCACACCGACGGCACGGCGCCGGTGGCAAAGTCAACGAACAGTGTCACAGTCCCAGAATCATTTCCGAGGACATCGGCGACCACAGCAGTGCTTCCGAACGTGGATCCGTCGTTGCTTAGAGACAGGACGAGCGACGTGGTGCCGACCGCGACGTTGCGATATTTGATTTCGATCTGGGCGCCGCCGTAGCCGGTGAAATCCGACAGGGTGACGGTGCCGACCGCAGAATCAGTGAACGCAGTATGTCCCCAGGCCTTCGGTGATACGCGCGGCGCACCATCGTCGCCGTTCGCAATTGCGATAGGGTTTTCGACGACCAGCAGCGCCTTTGCGGATGTCCACGGCTCACCTGGTAGATAGTCGTTCAGATCTGGTGTTGTCCACGCCATTAGCCAATCCTCGCCTGAAATGCCACGATGTCAGACGCCGGGTTGCTCCGACCCGGTGCTGGTGCATGGCGCCACATTGCCGCCTTGCCAGAATCGGGCAGCTCAGGCCAGATCGCCGGACCGATGTATGGTCGCCGACCGCGAAACAAGCAGCGCACCTCTGCAGACGGGGGGATCGGGCAATCACCGCCAGACCAAGGCGACAGCGGGCCAAATACGTAATCCGGCAACCCGCTAACCCAATCCGGGCGGGTTTCGACCGGGTTGCCATTCAAGCGGTGTCCGAGTTCGCCTTCTTCGTACTGGTGGTTGTTTGTCGTGTTGTACCAAACGTTTGTCTGTATCATTGCAAAAGATAAGGCTCCGTTCCGTCAGGCATTAGCCCGGTATTTTCAGCGATCCAACATCCGTTTAGGCGCTCTTCGGCAGTCGCCAGCGAGTAAATGGGCGCGGTGTTTTCCATGATTATAGCGAACTTGCCGACGTATAGATAGGACTGCATTTCGACCTGCAATTTCTCACCCGCTTTCGTCTCGGTGGCGTCGATCACCTGCCAACGCTTGGACACGCGGTTGCCCTCGGTATCCAACTGGTGGCGGGTTTCCAGATCGATCACGTCGCCGATCGAGGCGTCCCGGTCTTTGGCGTCCACTGTCACCGTCGCGTATTCGGGCGGCAGGCGGTAGCGTAGCAGCTGAGACGCGCCCACAAGCAACGCATTGCCGAACGTCTGCAGCCACCGCGAATAGATGACGTTTTCTACGATTTCGCCCCCGGCCGCCTCGGCAAGCTCAACTTCGCCGTCTATGCGGACGCGCCGGTTTTCGTAATTTTTGACATCATCCTGGGCGGCGAACGGGTCGCGCGGCTTGAAAAATATGCTGACACGGGTCAGCCGATCGTCCGGTTTCACGGTCTTGCTGTAGGTCTTTTGCAGCACGTTTTCGGCATCCGTCCAGACCACGGGGGTTTGCCCGGGCGGCCTGACGGCCAGCAATGGGATGCGCTGCAAACGTTCATCCCACCAGATCGAAAACAGACCGTCGCGGCAAAGTTCGCCTAGCAGATCCTCGACCGCTTCGGATTCGGGAATTGTCGCGCTAACCTTGATGGTAGACAGGTAGCTTTGCCCCTCATCGTCCCACTGGCCGCCGGTGTTCACATAGCTGTTATCGACTTCGGTGTGATTTTTCAGCAGATCTTCGGCGACCTCATACGGGCGGATGTTCACATACCGGCCAACCCGCTGCACGGCGTCATTTTCCGAGTGTTCCGCCGGTGCGGTGCCAAGCCGGGCGCGGCGTACCCCGGTCAGCGTCAAATCCGGCTCCGTCCCGGAATAGCCGGTATACTCGATGATTTCGTCGTCAATGGCGATAAATTTTGTGGCGCCGGTGTTGCCGTATGCCGCGGTCAGCTGCGCTTCAAGGCACGTCACCGGAATGACCTGCGTGGACGCGTCAATATCTGCGGCCAGATCAATCTGTGATACCGCCGGGAATTTTGCCTTGCGGCGGCGCGCTTTATCCAGAGGGTCGCGCCCGGTGATCGTCACCCTGCCGTTGGCGTCCGGGCCGCTTACATTTTCCAGATCATACAGGCGCACCTGCATAGCTGACAACGCCTGCCCCTTGTAGCCCTCATAGACCCGGATCTTGATATTCGGATAAAACGGGTTGCGAACCGTCCACAGTGCCCAGAAACCCGGACGCTTGGCGGGCGCTGTGCGGTCGGCCAGGTAAAAATCACCGACGTGATCGTCCCACGGGATATCCTGCATCTGGATCCGCACCGATGCGCGCGTACCCAGTGGGCTTTCACCCTTGCGGTTCGCACCGATATTGATCCGACTGGACGTTGCCGACACGCTGCGCACCATCGGGATGCAGTTCGTCGCGATGTTGTTCGCGTCGGTCTCCTCATAGACCCAACGCAATTGATCTTGAGGGCGACTGAACCGCCACTTGATCGACCCCGTGCCGTTATAGTTCGGCGTGTCTAGGCAGGTCCAATAAACGTTGTAGCACTTCGGGGTGCCCGTCGCAGTGCAAGGCGCCACGCCGAAGCGATTGACGCAGCGCGGCTGCTCAATTTCGACAATCTGAACCGTCTCGCGGCCGTATGCGGATTCGTCAGCCAAGGTCTTGCCTATATCCCATCAGATCCAGCGTCACGCTGCCGGATATTTGCTTGTTCGGACGGTCGCGCGACATGCGGACCAATGACGACGACCATGCATAGGCCACCTCGTTCGGATAATCTCCCGGTCGGGTGGCAATGAAAAACAGCGCATCCTCACCATTGGCATACGCCTTGAACGTGGCAAAATCTCCTGTCCGAAACGCTTCGGACAGGTTGTCGATCTGTACTTGGAATTCCAGACCGTCACTGACTACTGTGCGCCCGACCAATAGCCCGGTGTCGCTCATATTGTCGGCAAACGTGATCCTGTCGCCTTCGGTGATCGGCGTGCCGGTCCAGACCGATTTTTGCGGCCATTCCATGATCGGGCCGCCCGCGATGCTGGCGATAGTCGGTTCGCTGTCGGCGCTGTTGATCAGCACTCGGTAGCCGTCAAACGTTTCCTGTTCAAACAGGCACAGGATCGCGCTGTCGTCGGTCGGTGTCAGATTAGCAAGGCCGGCTACGGTGTCCCATGTAGACCCCGCGTCCGATGTGGTCTGTATCGTTATGTCGGCGTTCTGTGTGCCGAGGTCGTGCGCCGCGATGCCGACATAACCGACAGCCCGTGGTAAATTGAAGATGGTGGACCAGTTGGCGGGCAACGCGGTCGGGCGCCAGGCGCTATCAACGCGCACGTTGCCCGCATTAAGTGCAGCAAATCCACTCGCCTCAGTCGATGCGACAGCGTTTGCCGCGCCGCGCCGCCGGTGTGCAATGCGCGGGTGGTTCAGATCGTAAGCGAGACCTGTAAACCCGGTTTGGATGTAAACGCTCATTGCGCAAGGATCCCCTCAATTCGCCCGCCGTCTCGGACAGCATCGTTGATGCGTTCGATCAGCGCAATGCCGCTTTCCCGGCTGAACGTGTCGCCTTGAAAGTCGATCACGATGTTTTGCCCGGGCTGCTGTGGTGCGGTGGCACCCGCCGCCGGTGTGGTTGCGCCCACGCCGCCCCCGCCGTTGTCGGACACGCTCTTGATGTTCGCCACCTGTGCCAAGCCGGACGCCAGCGTCGAGGTGGCCAGCGCCGTACGCAGGAACGGTCGCCCAATCAGTGATGGGTCGGCCAGCACTTCGGTGAAGGCGCGGTAGCTGTTGATCAGGCCTTGCGCGACGCTGAACGCCTTGGAGATTTTCAACAGTTTGCCGCTACCAGCCTTAAACGTCGTGGCGAGATTGCCGAACAGCGTCCCGTAGCTGTTCAATGTCTGCGATTGCTCGGTGCTGCGGATTTCGGCAAGCCGCCGCTGATATTCCTCTTCAAGACGCAACTTGGCCGCGTTCACCCCGCCGATCGCCTCCAATTCCTGATCGGTTGCGGATTTCAACGCTTCAAGATTTTCCTCCCGCCATGTTTCCAGCAACTCGCGTTCCGTCATCAGACCCTGCTGCAATGCTTCCAGGCGGGCGGCAATCTCATCCGCACCACCGCCGCCGGGTAGAATCGGCAGGTCCTCGGGCGGGTCTCCGCTGTCACCATCAGTTCCCGGAAGCGTCGGGCGATCTGCCGCGCCAAGTTGAAGATTCGCGACCGTCAATCGCGCATTTGCAAGATCCCCTGTAGCCTGCGTCAATTGGGTCAAAAGGCGGTGTTCTTTTGCGCTCGCCTTGGCTTGTTCTTCCATCGTCAAGTTGCGCAAATGGCCGTTTTTCACCATGTCGCCAATTCGCACTGCTTCGGCACGGTGCAGAGCAAGCTCCGCCTCGGCGGCGGCAAGCGCGGCCTCAGCCTGCGTTTTCAAGTCCTGCGCATAGCCCAAAGCTTCCGAGGCTGCCGACGGTGCGCCGGTTTGACTAAACGTCCCCAGCGCAGTGTTCAGGTTTTCTTGCGCCTGTTTCGCCGCTTCCGCACTTGTCGATACATCGTTCAGCCGACCACGCCATGTTGAAATTCCCACCAATGCTGCCGCCAGAGCACCGGCAACCAGCGTCAAGGGGCCGCCCACGGCGGCCACGGCAACAGCAAGACCACCAAACGCAACGGTTAAAACTTCAACGTTTTGCGATGCGATCACAAACGCCTCTGCTGCCCCGGCGGTGAAATTCGCCAGACCCTCAAACGCGCCCGCTACGGCGTCGATAAATTCGGGTTTTAGGATCACGTCGACCAGGTTGCCGAATGCTTTCGACAAGCGTTCAACCGCGGCGGCAAGCGTCGTTCTGGCGAGCACGTTGAACCGCTCCGCAACCTCTTCAAGCGCGGGGGCAACCTCAGCAGCAAGGCGCAGTTTCAGGCTGTCGAGAGTTAGCGTAATCGTTTGGAGCGCGGTGTGGGCGCGGCTGGCGCTGGCGATGACCGAATCGTCGATAATCTGGCCCGCCTCCTGCGCGGCGTTTCCAAAGCGCAGCATTTCCGCGCCACCATTGCGCAGCAGTGGCAGGAGGGACGTGGCCTCGGACGACAAGGCCTCCATAAAAAACGTCATCTGTGCTTGACTGGCGCCCGCTTTTTCCAAGGACGAAACGTAAAGCTGCAACGCCTGCGGACCGGACAGGTTTTTGAAGTCTTCGGCAGTCACGTTGACCAGCGGCCCGATCTTTTCGAAGAAATCCGCCATCGGGCCGCCGCCGGTGACAAGGAAGTCGCCCACCCTGTCGTTCACATCCTGCAGGATGTCGGACATTCTTTCCATGTCAACGCCGACGGAACGCGCCCCGGCCGCCATTCTCTGGAAGTCCCGCGGCGTGCTGTTCGCCCGCTTTGCCAAGACGTCGATCTGTTTCGCCAGACCCACACCCTGCGCCGTCAGCACGGCAAGGCCACCAGCCGCCGCCACAGCAGCCCCGGCAGCGGCGACAGCGAACCCTTTGATATTCCGCCCGGCGCGGTCCAATGCGCGGTCCAGCTGTGAAGTGTCGCCGCCAATGATGACTTTAAGCGGTTTCAGGGCCATTCTTTTTCGCCTCTCGTTTTGCCCGGGCTTTCGCGGCCTCTTCCTTGATGGCCTCCAAATCGCCCTCGGTCAAGTTCCCGGCGTAATCTGTCGGCGCGTGCGGGCGGCGCGTTTCGAATTCGAGAATGAATTCGGCCATGGTCATTTGCCAGATTTCGGACGGGGCCAATTCCCAGCCCCGCGCCGCCATATACATGACGTTGAAGTCTAGGTCTTCTTGCGGCGCCCCGGCTTCGACTTCTTTTTCTTCGGCGCGGGGGCTGCGGGCTTTTTTCCGAGGTCCACCGACGGAATGACGGCCTGCACATACGCCAGCTGAAATTCGACAACTTCCGATGCGCCAGAGGTCAGGAACTCGTAGCTTTCCTCTTCGGTGATCGACACGCCAGCCGCGCCCAAGAATGCGCGATGGACAATCACCAGATCGCACGGATCGACGCCGCCGTGGAAGCATTCGCTGGCAAGCTGCACGTTGTTCAGACCGTGCGATTTGATGCTGCGAAGAATGGAAAGGCTGGGCGTCATGGTGTACACCTCGCCTTTCCATTTCAGTTCGATTTCACGAAATACGCCGCCCATCAGACAACCGGCGCCTTGGTGATTTCGCCAACGGATTGCAGGGTGCCGCTGATCGTGCTTTCTCCATCATACGGCGCGCCGATGCTGAAACCAGCCTGAAACTGCCAGGTTCCGGTCAGCGTGAACAGATCCGAAACGGTGATCGTGAAAGTGTCCTGCGCGCCGCTGAACGCCATGTCCGACAGGGTGGTGTTTTTGATCACGCCGTCGATCGCAAGCGTCACGTTGTTGGTGTTGAACACACCGTCGAGCGTGGTCGTCCAGCCGGAATCGCCCGAGGTGGTGACGTCCACAAGCTCGCCGTTGAAGTTCACCGTTTTGGTGCGCAGTTCGTCTTCGATTGTTACGGCGTTCTTGTCGATGGTGACAAGGCGCCCATTGAAAGCTGCCATGATGTGGCCCCCTTATGCCGCCGCGCCATCGCGCAGCATGTTGAAATTCACGGTGAACAGGCATCTGTCGCCGTCGTCACGTCCGATGAAAGTCACGTCGGAAATCGCGACCCACGTCAGGATAGTAGCATCTTCGACCGCAGATTGCAGGTCATTTACGAGCGCCTCGTATGCTTCGTTCGCTTTTTGCCACCCCGAGACATACGAGGCGGACCGGACGCGTACCTGGATCGACGGATTGCGCAGATCGGCAAGAATGTTTTGCGCGCCGCCCGTGTCGTAAACGGTCACGCAGTTCACTGGCCCGTCGGCCGCCAGCGGTTCGCGACCCACATACGTTGACCAGTCGTCCGCGCCGCCGAATGCGCCGAACCCGGCCAGCGCCGACAGTGTCAGAGCGGTATCGTGCGCGGGCGTCCTCATTAAAGCGTAACGCCCGGGTTTTGTGGATTGAATTGCAAGGTGCTGGCGTCGCTGGCCAATCCTAGCAAAATGACGTCTTCGCCGACGCCGAGATCGGCCTCGGGCTGCACGCCCCCGGCGGTCTCCGAAAGATAATAGCGCGCCCCGGCGGTCAGCACCGCGCCCAGCGCGACGTCGCCCCGCTGCAGAACGGTGATCGGCTGGCCGTCTGACGCGCCATTCAAAGCGAGATAAACGACAGTCACACCGGCAGGCATGGCATCGGAATCGGCAAGCTTATATTTGCTATCGGTCGGATCCAGATAGACGATGTTCCCGGCGACAATTGTCGCGCCGGATGTGCCGGCCTTCTGGATTGTGCCAGTTCCGGCAATGACGCTTGCGGGGGTGATTGTAATGTCGACCATGGTCAGACTCCGTTGATTGCTTCTTCAAGATAGGCTTCCACGATGTCGCGGACCTCTTCGGCATTCTCATTCACGGCGCGTTCCAGGAACTTCGGCCCGCCGGGATTCCAGTATGTTCCGAGGCCAGACGGGCGCGGCTCGCCCTTCAAAACCTGCTCCATATTCTCATGGACAAACAGGGCATATGCCGCGGTGTGGCCGACCTCTGCGCCAAGCTGCGTCCTTTGCGTGTATGCAGAGCCTTTGAGGTTCCCATACTCGACGGGAGTGTTTTCCTGTGACGCCCGCTGGATCACAAGGCCGCCCGCGAACGATGCGCGGCGCACCGCCACCGGGGCCGTTTTGGCGATCTTTTGCAGCTGGCGGTTCAGGTCGTCCAGCCCTTCAACCTCAATTCCTACAGCCATAATTTGATAAGCTCCTGACCGGCTTTCAGCGACGGGCTGGAACCGCGCTGGCGGATCTCTATGGCCTCGTCCACAGTTGCGGCGCCAAGCCCGATCTTTCCGCCCACCCGGCAGTCGTATGCCGGATAAACGACTGACGACGACACGACCTCGCGGGCCTGCGTGTCGCGAAACAATTCGGCCTTGTCTTGCCAGCGACATTTGATCGCCACACCCGGGCCCCATGACAGATCGCCGAACCCATCCTGCCCGAGCGGCGGATAATAGATCGCATCCTGGTTCATGTTCCGGGTGTAGATGGTCATCAGAAAAGCGCCTCCACCGTGGCAGGCGGGCGCCCGAGGCGCGCAAGACATCCGTCAGTGTCCAGCATCAAAGCTTGCTGGCCGTAGTGCGTGGCCTTCAATCCCTCGCCACTCAGTGACGATTTTGCATAGCTTTCAGACGCATCGCCCATCTTGAAGCTGGCCAGCGACCCGGACCCTGACCCGCTGGCCCCGTTTGTGCTTGCGATCAGGTGGCAGGCTAACCATTTGATGATCGCCGTTTGGCGCGCATCGGAATACGCCGAAACGCAGCCCTCGGCAATGAGGGCTGCATCCGCAATGATTGCGTCAACCACGGTCTCCGAAAAATCGGTTGCCGTGAGCGCAATGACTTCACTTGCCGTTGGCAGTGTCGGCATTCTTCGAACCTTTCGCGCCAGGCGACGGCATGCCACCAGCCGGTGCTTTCAGCTTGGTCAGTTCGGCTTCGGCCGCAGCCAATTTCTCTTTGACCTCCCCCAGTTCCTTCTGCGCTTCGTCGGCGGCGGCCTTGTACAGATCGCGACCTTTCTCGGCCTCGGCCAGAGTGGAAGCATCTGCCGAAACGCCGACCGGGGCCGATGCCAGCTGCAGGCGATCGGGCATCGCCTGCAGCATTTTCTCGGTTCCCATAAACGTATCGCCGTCGGGCTGGCCAGGGCCGTATTTCTTGCCATTGACCGTGTGGTGGCGACGCGTCACGCGTAGTTTGATCTTTTTGGAATCAGACATTATGCGGTGCTCCCGTGGCAAGTGCCGCAACGGCCGTCATAGTCCGATTTCAGACGCGGCGCCCATGCGGCATAGGTCTTGAAGTTGTTGGTAAAACCGGACCCAGATTGCCACTGAACGGTGGTCACGTCGGCAGCCACAGCCAGATCGATAACGCGGCGGTTCATTTCCTGCAGGATCACGTTGCCGTCGGTCAGCACGTCGGAAACGCGAACCCGGGCAATGCTGTCCTCGTCCTGAACGCGTTCCATCAGCGTTTTGTCGGAGAACTCTTTGAAATCCTCGCGGAAACGCGACGCATAGACGCCTGGGATGTACAGGTTGAATGGGCCGTAAGACCGCTGGTTAGTTTCGAGCGCCTGCACCATTGCCAGGATCTCGGTGAAGATCGTTTCGGGCGTCACAAGCGCGGACGACCAATCCGAGATCGTGTAGGTTTCGCGATCTGCAAAAGTGGTCAGGCCGGGAATGCTGTAGCTGGTGCCCGCGCTGTTCGACGCGCCGATGTTTGCGCCAAAGAACACCATGCTTTCCGACTTGCGCGCAACGGCCCGGGCCGCCTCGGTGCCAGTGGTCACGTCCAGGGACGCGCCGCGCTGACGGGAGGCCAGCAGCATCCGTTCGCCGATGGTGAAATCTTTCTGGATGATCGGGATCGGCACGCCATTCAGGCCGAACGCTTGGCGATCTTTGTTGTTGACCGTTTCGCCATCCATGGTGATTTCGGCGTCGGTGATTTCCGATCCGGTTTCCCATTCGCTGATGATCGTGCCCAGCCCGCCGACGTTGTAAGTCAGGTCAGCGGATTGCAGATCGTCAACGATAACCAGGCGTTCGCGGGCGGCTTCGATGATCTGATCTTCAAGATCGATCCATTCGTCCTTGCGCAGCGTGGCGTTCGTGTTGATCGGGCGTTCGGCGTAGACGGGGTTTCCGCCTTCGTCCAGCTGCCCGGTGTTGACAGTAACCACCGGATGACCAGCGTAACGGCCATTGGTGGCGATGTACGGGCGCTTTGCGAGAACGTCGTTTTCGCCGCCCGCCATGCCCGAATTCATGAAGCTTTCAAAAGACATGCTGCCTCTCCTTATGCCGGTGCGGTGCGCTGCGCCGGGATGATTTCGACTTTGATACGAACGGCAGTTCCGCCGCCCGAGTTGTCCACGGCTTCCAGCGCCTGCGCAACGACGACGTCATCAAGGCCGGCGATTGCCAGCGTACCGTCACCGGCCGAGGCCAGATAGGCGTTCTGCGTGATGGCGGTCGCCCCGGCGGCCACAAGGGCGTAGACGGATGAGCCGGGCGCATAGGTTTTGTAGATGCACTGGTCGCCAATGGCGTAGTTGTCATCGATGCCGCGCCCGGTCAGACCGTATTCCTGCGCGATTGCCGGTGCTGCGGTCTCGCCCGCGACATTGTGGGGGCGAACACCGGTTGCGGTGCGGGTCAGGAGCATGCCGGGGGTGACGACAGCGTCGGTTACGGTCGCCTCGTTCTGGATCCCGTAGCCGTAAAGCTCGATCACCTTTGGGGTGGTTGCGGACGTCATGTCTTACGCCTCCTTTTTCTTGCCGCCGAGAACGCCGCGCAGCGGCATCGGCTGGACGTTGTTGTCGATGGCGTCCGAGTTCGTCGCGAAACCACCAGCGCCCGAGTAGTCCACCGGGCGGATCATCTGTTCGACCGCTTCCAGCTGTTCGACGCTCATCGCATTCATCTGGTCCTCGGTCAGCTTATTGGCGGAGTTGGTCGCCAGCTTGCCCAGAACTTCGATCCGGCGAATTTCGCTCTTCACGCCTTCGGCGACGCCGTTTGCGATCAGCTTGTTGATGTCGGCTTCGGTCATCACCTTGGGCGCGTCACCCTTGTTCTTTTCGCTCTGTGCCATCAGCGGCATGTCCTCTTCTTCGCCCGGCATGTCTTCCATGCCTTCCGGCTCTTCCATTTCGCCACCCATGTTCCCAAGGGCGCCAATGAAAGCGGCCATGACCTCGCGGTCGGCGGGGTCCATCTTCTGGATGGCCGCGAGTTGCTTGGCGTCGATCATGTTGGCTTTCACCAGACCTTCCGCCTCTTTCAGAATGTCCATGCCTTGATCCTCTTCGCATTGACAGTTGCTTTTGAGGCCAAGGGCTTTCGCCAGCGTGACCATCGCTTCATTTACCTTCATGGCAAACGATCCTTTCTTGCTGTTGACCCGCGTGCCGCAGCCGTCTTGAACGCTGCATGCGCCAATCTCCCCCGGCAAAAGGGCCAAATGATCCGGGCGGATATTGCGATGAATGGATGAATACGGCGCGCCGTTGTAATCCCCGGCCCGCATTTCATCGTCCGAAAAATAGCCGGTCGAGACTTCGACAATCTCACCGGCTTCGAGCTGCGTGATCAGGTCGCCATAGCCGAGGCGCCGCGATTTTTCGGTGTTGATCCAGGCGTCGGCCTTCAACTTGCCGTCCACAACGCGCGCATTGAAGATCGTGCCGATCGTGTTCCGCTCGATAACGTCCGGGCGGTTCGCGCTGATATACGCCCCGTTTTCCTGTGGATGCAGGACAGGGATCGGGCGGCCGTTCCACGCTTCGGGGTATTTTCCGAACTCTGCGGCAGGGACCAGGGCGTCATTCAGAACGCCTTCGCAGATCATCACCACCGGCACGACGAGATGTTCGACGCCTTCGAACACGTCCCGACGAACGCCGTCCGGGGCGGATTGGAAATTTGCAGTGATTGTGTGCAGCGTCATTTCGTGCCCGTGTCAGAACGTTTTGCAAATTTATAACATGGAATATGCAAATCGCAAACTGTCAATTCTCTGCCGGAAGCTCCCAGCAAATGATTCGGATATTGGATGTATACGTGCCGCTTCCCGCTGTCTGCTGGACGCGCAACAGGGACGATCCGGCGGGAAACATTTTGAAAACATCTTCGCTATCCGTCCCGCCGCTATCAATCCCGCTACCCTGCCCGAGGCCGTTGTCGATAAATCCATTCGTGCGGACGGTCAATGCTCCGACAGGGGTTACGCCGCCAAAGATTTGCGTTTGGACAGTTTGTCCGGCGCCCGCCCGCAAAGTTGTTCGCAGCGCAGGGGTGCCGCCGGTATAACCTCCCGCCGACGAAACAACATCGACGTTGTAGGCGCCTTCGGTTAGCGTCAGATCCCTCCGATACAGCACAAAAACGCGACCCACCGGAACCGTAAAGCCGTAATAATACGTCGATAGTTCGGGAATCCCGGTTGTGCGCAGCGTGATCTGTTCAGCCCCGTTGCTTGCGGTCTGCCAAAACGTATCGAATTGGCGCTGAAATGAAATCCATTCGCGCACTGTCTGCGTATTGAATGGCGGGTATTCCAGTGCCATTCAATTGATCCCCCAGAGCATTGCGAAAAGTAACGGCGCGACGAGCGCAGCGCCAGCAATCGCAAGGCGCCCCCAGTCGCCACCATTGACCCGATCACCGGCAGCCTGCGCAGTTTTCAGGAAGCCCCAGATCACAAACACGGCAAACAAAAAGCCCCAGATCATCGCAAATTCACCTCTCTCGGATTCTTGACCACCGGCAGCCATGTGCAGCGGCAGTTCGGGTGCACCGGCAGCATACCGCGCGCCTCCCGGATCGTGAAAGTTTTTTCCGCAAGCGCCTGGCATTCCTGACAGACCTTGTCGTCCTGTGCCGTGGTGAATTCCGCCTCTAACGATACGCCTTCGGCCTCGGCCTCATCAAAAACGTTCAGGCTCGCTTCGGCGTGGGCGGCCACAACTTCTGTCCGGGCCAGCATCCGAGCCCGGACGATGCCGATCTTTTCGACCCGATCCACCAGAGCGCGGGCGATATCCATTGGGCCTTTACCCTCTGATAGACCGGCGGCGAGCGTACGGCTGATCTGCTTGTCCATTTCCGCAGTGATGCCGCGCAGGTCGTTGAACGTCCGGGTGTAGGCGAGCCCGACCCGATCTGCATGGAACGGTCGCGTGAATGCCGTCTCAACCCATTCCGGCGCAACCTGTGCGCCTTCGGCCCGCATCCGGGACGCCGACTGTGCGATGCCTTTCTGGTACGCGCTGCGGATATACACGTTTGTCCAGGCGCGTTGGCCCGCTTGCTGCATCGTCTCGCCACGGCGGATTTCCAGAACGCCAGCATTAACCTGCTGTTGCAGCCACTCCATGAACGCCGCGACTTTCTGGTCGGATCTGGCGAATTCGAATTCACCCCGGTTCGTTTTCAGGCCGAACCCGTCATCCTGTCCGACGCGTTTCCTGATCTCTTTCGCAATGGCCCGGAACCGACGGGCCAAGTCCGCCTCAAACTGCTGACGCAGCGTGGTGGTCTGCGTCGGGTCGTATCGGCGCGCCGCGTTGGTGGTGATTTGATCGCACGCCTTACACATCAAGCGGCTCGTCTTCGCTGAATCCGGGCAACGCCCCCTCATAACCCAGCCCCTTGCGGAACTCGGCAGGACTCACCAGCAATTCGGAACCCGGCGCATTGGCATAGGTCGCGATGGCCTGAGCATTCTTGAACGCGATTTCAGCGCGCCCCGCCTCGCCCAGTGTGTCGTTCTCGGGCCACTCGATGCCCTCATAACCGGCGGGCAGGACGCCCAGCGCGGACAGGCGGGAAATCGTCGCCTCGGCGATGGACGGACCGGCGTATTGCTCGCGCCGCTCCTCGACGCGGCCGGTGAAATTGTTTTCGTCCTGCTGCGACGACAGTTCGCCACGCTCCGAACCAATCAGGATACGGGCTGGGATGCCTTCCGAACCGCCGATAACCTTCAAATTCCAATCGATCAAATTTGACGGATCGGCACCTTGCAGACCCGGGGCGATGTTCTGGGCGTCCACGCCGCGCGTTCTCAGCCAACGGGTCAGGCCGTTCTGCATTTCATCGATCTGGGATTTTAGCGCGGCGGCTTCCGCCGGATCCCACTGGACGTCAAGTTCAGCTTTCAGGTGCATGATCATCGCCGCATTCTGCCAGTACATTTCAGCACCGGCACCCAGCAGCTTATCCAGATCCTGCAAACGGTTCCAGACGCGTTCAAGCCGCGGCGTCCCGATGCTTTCATCTTCAAGCGCCCGCTCAGCAAAATGGATCACGCGCGAATGGTGAACGGTGATCGACTTTTGGCCTGCGCCCGATCCCGTCCAGTTGACGCCGGTAGTCAGCCGATACAGTTCAGGCTTGCCGAACCGGGGCGATTGCGGGTTATCATTCCATCTGGTGATCTGTGCTGTGCGCTCCGAATGTGGCTGCACGTACAGCAAATTGAACCCCGTCCCCCGCACCGGCTGATCCATGGGCTGACCACCATCGAGGCCCAGCAGCAGCACGCCATAGTGTCCAAGGTTGCCCAGCCGGTCGCCGCGGTGCATCGCGCGCCAGAGGTTCAGCTTCTTGTCCAGATCGGCAAAGGCTTGGACGAATTCGCCAGACCCCTTGACCTTGGGCGCCTCGCGCCATGTCGCATCCGGGTAGGCATCGACCACACGGGCCGCAATGTCCTGTCGCAGATAGGCGTTGACGTAATCTTGCGGATCGAGGTTGCGCACATAACCAAACGTTGCGTAAAGATCTCGCTCCCCGCCGTGGGTCACACCGGCCAGATTTGACAGGCGATTGCGCGACACCAGTTCGCTATTCACACGGACTGTTCCGGTCTTCGGTTCGTCTGTCACCATGTCACCTTCGTTTTATCAGCAGCGGTTGCGGGCTTGATGATAGCATAATCAATCGCATCAATCATTACATCAGTTTGGTCGTCGAATCTATGGCTGTCGTCGGCGGTGAAACTGGCCACCTCTGCCACGAACTCGAAATTCTGCGGATCGTCAAGCGGCAGCACCACCTTACCCGCCGCCTGATGGCCCTGGGCGTCCAGCGCGCGGGTCAGCTTGTCGCGTTCGCGCGGGACCGGCGTTATCCGCAACGGCAGTTTGCCCTGCACTTCCTGAATCAGACCGGTACCACTCACCTTGTCTTCGACCAGCACCGCCCGCAGGTTGCCCGCTAAACCGCTATTTTTCTCCCAACAGGCGTTCACGAATGACGTAAAATCCCGCCGTAGCTGGGGCGCTTCCATTCGGGCGCGCTGATAGTTCAGGCGATAGATACGGCCCTCAAACACGCCCCATTCCGCAAACACGGTCCAATCGTTCCAAGTGTTCGTTTTCTGCGCGGTGTCTGCCGTGATGAATCGATATTCCCACTTGCGGGGTAGCGGTAGGTCGGCGCCGCCATCTTCATCACCAAAATACAGAAAGCCGCCCTCGGTGAAAATCCCGCCATCCAGCTTGTTCGGCGCCTGCATGTATTGGCTCAAAAACGTGTAAGGGTGCGCCTCGCGCAACGCCAGCAGGTCGGCAATGCTTTCCTTGGCGGGCCAGTAGCTCCACAACCCGTCAACAGGGTCATGCCCGCAAACGTCCCGAATGCAACGCTCCCGGACGGCATCCGGGAGCTTGTCGATGTAGTCCTGATCGATCAAGGCCGGTATCTCAATATGCAGATCGACCGATAGCCCCATGCCGCCGGACAAAATGAACGCACTGCTATCGTCGGTGTGAAGGCGCTGTTGGATAAACAGGAAGGGTGTGTCGTATTGAGCCCGCCTCGACCGCAGCGTGTTAACAAGGCGCGTGTGTGAGCGATTGCGCTTCGGATCGCTGAACATATCGTCCGGCTTGTCCCAATCATCGGCCGAGACGTAGCCGGAAAAGCCCGGACCCATATATCCGCCCCGCGCCCCGGTAATCTGCCCGCCATTGGACCGACTGAAAAGCTGGTGCGCCCGCTTGCCGTCTTTCTGGACCGTCCAGTTGTCCACCTTATCCTTGCCGATCTGAAATCCATAGATCTCCTGAAACTCAGAAGACCGGACCAGTTCCCGGCTGCGTCCGCTGTTTTCGTCCACGAGGTCTTTCGAATACGATCCGTTCAGGACGCGGACTTTCGGAAATTTCACCATTGCGTAGACTGGTAAGTGGATGCTGAAAAATTCTGTCTTGGTCGCACCGGGTGCCACGTTGATCACAACGCATTTTGCAGCACCGGACAGCAGCTTTTCAGCAGCCCATGCATAATAGTGATGATGCCAGTTCGCTTGAAAACTTTCGCCCTGGGTAATGTTGAACCATGCCGCAGTGAAGGCTAGCGGGTTCTGTTCGCCAGCCGCCGCTATGGCCAGCCGCTCAACCGCCGACAGCCCGTCCCATTCAATCGGGGGGACGGCCATCAGCCTGTCAGCTTATCGACCAGGGCGGCCACGGCTGCGGGTGTCACCGTGTCGGGCGCTGCTGGCGTCATGCTGCCGTCGCTGGACGTGTGGTCCACCTTCTCTACAAACATGCCCAGATGCTTGCCGAGGCGATCCAGCGCGGCGATCTTGTCATGCATCTTGACCACAATCCCTTCCTTGGTGTTCCGCACCTCAGAGATAGCACCCGCGACCTTATCCGGAATCTGCCCGCTGTCTTTTGTGTTGATCCGTCCACCGGACCAATCGGCCACTTGCCGTAGATCGCTGAACGCAATTTTCGCCAGTTCGTGGATCACCCGGTCCTGTGTCACCTCGGTCCGTGCGGCCCGCTGCATCTGGGCCTTGGCGACGGCTGCGGCGATTTCCGGTTTCGTCAAGTTTTCGTGGGCAATTTTTCCAGCCGTGTTTTCACTGTAGCCCGCACGAATAGCCGCCTGCGTGGCGTTCAGGTCTTTCAAATATTCTTGGACGAAACGTTCCTGTTTCGGTGTCATTTCGCATGGGTCCAGATTGTTATCAGTTGCGGTCAATATACGGGCAAATGCGACCCCGCGCAAGACGGCTGCCACGGGGGGGTCTGTGCCGGCTGTGCCGATAGATTCTATTTCACTCTGGCAAAAAACAAACGCCCAGATAATAACGGATAAAATCGGATAAAATCAGACAATATCGGCTAATACGAAATTATAAATTAACCTTTTCGTATATTTTTCTCTGACAGTGGATACCCCCTATTCTATCGGCACAGCCGGCACAGAAGGATAGAAACATATGAAAAACAGCCACTTGTGCTGTGCCGATAGAAATATTCTATCGGCACACTACTGGCACAAATCGGTTCTATCGGCACACGGATAAAATTTTGCTGTGCCGATAGAATCGCCTGTGCCGATAGAATTTCGGTCTATCGGCACAGCAAAAAGGGCGCCGAAGCGCCCCGTTTATTAGCCGTTTATGTGCCACTATTCAGCCAGCATTTCCCGCAGCTTCTGTTCTTGGGCGTCCCGTGCGACCCGTGTAAGCTAACAGTCAGCCAAAAAAAAAGACCCGCCGAAGCGGGTCAGTTTCAACAGGAGGAAGTGAGTGGTGGTTCCGATGCTTTCCACGCTACGCGTTGCAGGACGCTGCGTCAAGTCCCCGGCGGTTTCATCGGCACAATATTCGAACGTTTCGGCTGAAGTTCTTCGGCCTGGGCGGCGTCGTATAGTTCAACGACCCGCTGCGTTTCACATTCGGCAAGTGTCGGGTCGTTGAAGTAGAGCCGTGCTTGCTTAGCCGCCGGGAACCGCATATCCTCTGCCGGTGTGGGGCGGAACCGCACGCTGTCACAGTAGCCGAGGCGGCGCATGTGCTGGGCCATCCACCGACCCGCAGGCACCCGTAACCCCTCGCCTTCCATCGCTGTACGGATCGCATTGCTGGACACGAACCCGCCGCGAAAGCCCGGATCACCTGCCGCGATGCATTCCCGCGCAATGCGGATCAGATCCGGCTCGGAGGCGGCCACAGCGTCCGCCCGTGTGGTTGTCATCGGCGCACGACCGGGTGTCGCCATAGCGCGCGTCTCAAGCATCCCCCGCACCGCCTCGTTGCCGCCCATATTCCACCAGGTGCGGTAATAGGTGAACCAGTTCTGACCAAGCCCGCCTGCCGCCTCGATCACAGTGGGGTATCCGTCCCACAGATCGGCAGGGAATGCCGCCTCGATGGCTTCCGGCGTTTGCAGGACGCTAACCAGTTGCGCCCAGCGCCGTTCGCTTGGGTCGTTTGCTAACATGCTGTCAATGTGGTTCGTCATGAAAAACCAGCATGTGAAATTCTGGCCGCTAAACGGATCGGTTCGCATGAGGCGGTACGGTACGACGCTTTCCGCTACGGGCTCTTTCAGTTCCTCGATCAGGTCCGTCATGGCAGCCTTGGAACGTTCCCCGATTTCGTCCACCACGACCGTTGTTTTCCGGTACATATAGCCGTTGTATTCGGCCACCAGCGCCTTCGGACTGACAACGCCAAGGTTCCCACCGATGCAGTGCGACAGTGGTTGTTTGATCAGCAGACCCTTGCCGCAACCTTGAGCCCCTTGAAGCACGGGCGCCCACAGCAGCATTTTTCCGGGGTTCTGAACCGCAAACGCCAGTGCGCCGAGTATTACCTCCTGATCGCCCGGATCTGGATAGTTTGATGCGAGGATGTGCAGATATGGCGAAACGTCCTGCCCGGTCGGCGCCGATGCGCGATGCGCCGGCAGATAGGCGTTGCGCAGCATTTCCCCGTGATCGGTCCGCCACTGTACGGGCTTGTCGGGATCGAAAGCGAGTTCTGCGTATCGTTCGGTTTCGGGGTCTGACCACCAGTGCGCGGCAGCCTCGACCAGTTTGATTTTGTCACCGGCCGGAACCGCAATTGTCGGGAGATGTTTGAACCGGATCAGGAAATTTCCGAACGTTACCGCCCGCCCCGTGTGGCGGTTGATGGCCGCTGGTGATCCGGTCCCGTCGTCGCCGACAATAAACCAGCGGGAGAGCTCGCCGCCCCGTATCGCGTCAAATTGCTGTTCGCCCTGGGCGACACGGAACGCGTCGATTTCCGCACCGATGGCTGCCTGCAACGGCTTGGCAATATCGGGACGCGTCTGTTTGACTTCGGTCAGCAGCGCGTCACGTTCCGCCGCAGACAGCCGCGCCGCGTGACTTGCGAGTTCGTCAACTGCGTCGGGATCGGTGCGCTGAGCAAGTTCCTTCAAACCTTCGAGCGATCCGGTCGCGCGCCGGTCGGCGGTTGCTGTCACCTGCGCCTGCCAGTATTCGCGCAATTCCCGTTCGCATTTCTGACGCCGCGTTTCGCTGCCAGACGGCGGATAAGTTTTGTCAACGAACCCGAAGTTCAGCAGCACCTCGCGCGCCACATCGTTTCGGCTGGTGACTTCCGCTGTCGCCCGCATCATCCAGCCCCAGACGTCAGACGCATCGCCGCCGGACCGGTCCGGAATGCCGAGGTCTAGCAGCATGGCGTTGCGCCCGCCGCGCAGTTTCCGCGTCACCCGATCACAGAGCGCGCGGAATTCTTCGGGACTGATCGGCCCGTCATCGATCGCAGCGGGCGTCGGCATGACGGGCGGAACGGGGGCGCTTGCGTGCAGCCAGGATTCGAACGCTGTAAATTGATTTGGATCAAACCGACCACCCGTGCCGCCGATCACCGCCGCGGTCGATGGCTGCCAGCCCGCGGCGGATTTATCCGGGTTCGGATAGGCGATGGTTCCGGGCAGTTTCATGATCCGGGAGGCGTCCACGGCTGCTTTATCGCCGCCGACCAGCCGTACGGTTGCGCGGTTCATCTGCTCGATGCGGTCGATGTTTTCCGGCGTCGCTTCCGCGGCGTCCCGCAATCTCCAGTAAGCTTGCAATCCGCGCCCGCTGTTAATGATGATCGACGGATTGCAGGCCGTCACCCTTGCCAGCGCATCGGCGCGCCATGCGTCATAGTTGGGCCCTGGACCCATACCCGCAGGCGGGTCAAGATCGACGTGCCAGCCGATCAGGGCGGACAGTTCGGATTTCGTCAGCTTACCGCTGTTATTGGTGTCGGCTCCAGGGTTGACGTGGAAATAGACGTTGCGACGCGCTGCGTTTTGCAGACTGGCCCACTGTGCCGCCGCTGCGGGGTCTGTAAACGTCTGCCCGGTCGGTCCGCCGCCGTCCACCGGTATCGTTGTGAGGGTGAACGGCGCACCGCCGTACCAGTTCGCAAGAAATTCTGCGGAATCCATTACACGTCACCTGTTGCGTCAGAGTATAATTTGCTACCCCGCTGCCCGCGTGGTCGGCAACGAGTTTATTTTTCCCGCATCTGTTGACACGAAATGTAGTGGTTAGCGGTAGGAAATACCCATAGCGCGAGCCTGTGCGCGCATGTCATCCGTGCAGTTCGGATGCAGCAACACACGCTTGCGCAGATCTTCCAGGTTCGGAAAATAGTGCTTTGTCAATTGCGGCGACGTGTTGACGCTGCACGCCTCTGCCAGCACGCGGCGCGTCCAGCCACATAGGCCGTGTGTTTCGGACGCGGTGACGGCGGCATCGATTATGACGCGCTCGCGCTGTTCCGGTGTCAGTCGGACAATTTCGGTCATGGGTGTCCCCTCTTTCGTTGACCTTAGTTATCAGTTATTGCCCGGTGCGGTCAATCCCCGGCTTGTATGTCGGATCCAAGAACAGCGCGAGCGCGGCCCGTGTGGTCAGATATCCCACGCCGCCGCGACCCCGCTTGAGCGTTTCCAAAGCAGATTCGACAAGCTGGCGATCAACAACGCCACACATGCGATAAAGTGCTTGTTGACTAGGTGACATTGGAGAACGCCTCGATGAAGACCGCGGCCTGTTGCGGATTGATTGCATTGCCGTAGCCCCGCAGGAGCCCCACACGGCCGGGAACCCCATGAGCCAGCGGGAATGTTCCGGGTTCAACTGGCCGCCACTTTCCATCCCGGCAGAACAGCCAGTCAGGATCTGACCAGAAGCTGTCAGGCGCATCGGTCCGACCAGCTGCGCCTGTCTCGGCAGTTGGTCCGTTCGGCTGCGGGTCGTCCCGTCGGGGTTCGTCGCGGTTGTCGCCATACCGGCGCTGTCCTTCCAATCTCGGGCCGATGCTGTCACCCAGCCGGTCAGCGAAATAACCTTCCTGCTGTAATCCGTATTCCCCGCCGGATTGTTCCCGTTTTGCGCTGGCGTTCCGGCCATCGGCGTCGGCCAACCACTGACTTGCGCCACATCGTTCAGGTTCGCCATCCCGTGGCCCTGCGCTTTCTTCGCGGCGATGTATTCCGGGCTGTGCGCCGGGAAGTGATCGCGGGCTTGTGGCGTCGGCCACGCCGCTATTTTCGCCATAACCTGCAGATCCGTTATCTCGGTCCTGTTTGCGCCGGTCCCGTCCCGCTCGCCCATCCGGCGCTTCATTGCCAAATGCGCTTCCGGGGTTTTCCCGTCCGGGCGTGCTACTGGCGTTGGCCATCCGCTGAGCTTCGCGATCCCCGGCAGGCTCACTGTTCCTTTGCTCCCATCCGCCCTGCGCCCCGTAGAGGTCATCCCCGTCATGTTCTGTGAGCCGGTCGCATTCCCCACTGTCGGACTTGGCCAACCTGAGCGTATCAACCGCCCCAAAGTAGGTGCGTTGTCTGATGTGCGGGGCGTCGACGCCCGCTGACGGGAAATCGACCGCCCCAACGGCGTAACGTGCTCCTTCCAGGCGATCCGATAGATCATCGAGCCACGCCCATTCAGGCGCGATTTCAGTTCCGTTTCGAGTGCGCTTTGCAACCTTTCCGAAGACTGCCGCGCTGGCGACTTGTTCGCCAAACAGCACCCCGGGGCGGCAGGCCCCGACCAAGCTGATAAATTTGGGGGCAAGGTGTCGTTCATCGTCTTGTCCTTTATTCTCTCCCGCAACAGAAAACGGCTGACACGGCGGCGAACCCGTCCACACCGGGCGATCATCGGGCCAGCCCGCTAACCGCAAGGCCAGCGACCAGCCGCCGATACCGGCAAAGAAATGACACTGGGTGAACTCGGCCAGTTCTCTTGGCTGCACGTCCAGAATTGACCGTTCGTCAACGACACCCGGCGCGATGTGACCACCTTTGATCAGTTCGCGCAGCCACTCTGCCGCGCCCGGGTCGAATTCGTTATAATACGCGGTCATCGCTTATCCCGTTCACAAATCAGTTTGTAATCGACCGCCCGTCCGATTTCCCAAATGCGGGTGTGGAGATCCATTTCGAATAGTGCCTGCCGTGCTGCCCACAGTCGCGCCTGATCGGCATCGGATGCGGTCGGCCCGCCGATTATCACAGGTCGCCTGCATGCTTCGTATGCCACCCGCATCGTTTCGCGGGCGGTCTGTTCCCCGGCGGCTTTAATCATGTCGCGCAGGATTTCACGGGTCATTGTTTCGCCGGACTCGCATCGATCAGTTGCAGGACAAGTGCGAGATATTTGTCAGCCCATTCCGCTGCTTCTTCGTCCATTTGTGCGATCCACTTGCGACCCGCAGGAGTATCCCACTTGCGCCATTTTTCGATGGTGTGCCGCTGACAACCGATTTGTAAGGTGTCGTGCGTGTAGCCAATCGACCATGTATCAAACTGGGCTGTTTTGATTTCGAGCATATTGCCGCTACACAACAGGTGCGCACCGCGCAGGTCCGCACCGCGCAGGTCCGCATCGATCAGGTCCGCACCGCGCAGGTCCGCACCGTACAGGTTCGCATCGATCAGGTGCGCACCGTACAGGTTCGCACCGCGCAGGTTCGCACCGCGCAGGTGCGCACCGTACAGGTTCGCACCGCGCAGGTCCGCATCGATCAGGTGCGCACCGCGCAGGTCCGCATCGATCAGGTCCGCATCGATCAGGTGCGCACCGCGCAGGTCCGCACCGCGCAGGTCCGCACCGCGCAGGTCCGCATCGATCAGGTTGTCCCCTTCAATTTCCAAAATTACAGCACCGGTCCAACGATTTTTGATTTGCATGTCACTTCTCCCATGTTGTCACCCGTTATTAGCTGGTGCGGTCGATTACGTCAATGCCTTATTTATTTCGTCACGCAAAGCGAGCGCTTCCCGCCGTTTCAGAGTTTGAGCCGTCATCACGTCCACCCCGAACCTGTGGAAGAACCGCGCTTGCATCTGTTCATCAGAATACCCTGCCGCCAACTGCACGCCTCCCCAAAACTGCATCACCTCTTGCAAGCTGTTTTGCGCCATCTGCCATTCCGCTTGCTGCTTGTGCCGCGCGCCGACGATCACATCCGACGCTCCGCGCGGAATCGCAGGCTCCGACCAGACTTCGGCTTTCGCCATCCGCAGGCGTTCCAGCAGTTCCGGCGACATTTCCGCCAGGATGCCCGCCACCTGTTCGGGCGCGCCGCGGTCCTGCGGCACATGTACATGCCCGCAATACGGGCAAATCATGGTCGTCGCTTCGAAGGTTAGCGTACAGTTTTCGCAAGCTTTGTGCGGTATTGCGTCGGGTTCTTTCTGCTTCCGCTGCCCCTGTTCACGCCACAGTTGCCATCGACGGGGTGTATCGGGCATCCCGTACTTCGCCGCCATCCGTAGCACGTTGCCTACATGATCAATGATGACCCCGAACCGTTTACCGTCCGCAGGCGTCAACGGGCGGCAAAACTGCTGAACGAACATGCCAAAGCTCATCGTCGGGCGACACATAATGCAGACGTCCACACCGGGCAGGTCCAGCCCCTCGCTGAACAGTTCGCAGTTTGTCAGAACTTTGATTTCGCCGCGCGCGAAACGATCCATCGCCGCTTGGCGTTCTGCATCCGGTGTCGTGCCGTCGAGCGAAATAGCCGAAACACCAGCCTGTCGAAATTTTTCCGCGAGTTCTTCCGCTTGGGCAACGTCAACCGTGAACGCAATAGCCGATTGACCCGGCGTGTGCTGCATGTAGGTCGCGACCGCATCGCCTACGATTTGCGATTTATGCGCAGCGTCCCGCATCGATTTGTCGGTATAATCGCCCGTGCTGCCGATTTTCAATTCTGCTTCGGCAATGGACGGTTCCGGCGCGACGACCCGATATTCGCAAATGTTGCCCGCATCGATCAGGTCGCGCATCCCGATACCCTGGACCAGCGCATGAAACACCCCGCCCTGATCCGCGTGTAGCGATTTCCCGTCACCCCTGATCGGTGTGGCCGTCACCCCCAACCCCTGCGCATTCGGAAAAAGCGCGGTCGCCTTGCCCCATTTGTTCGACTGGCGGATATGGTGTGCTTCATCCGTAACCCATCGCCCGACAGTTTTGCACCAACGCTGATCGGGTGTAAAACGGCGGATCAGCGTATCCACCCCGGCCACAGCGGCGGGTGCGTTCGGATCATAATAGGAGCGTCCGGCCTCTTTGATTTGCTGCTGAATGCAGAAATTGATTACCGGTTGCGGTGCAATGATGTTGTGCGGAACGCTCATGCGCGCATGAGTGGTGGATATTTGCCCGATCAGTTCTTGCCGATGGACGATAGCGCACGACGGATTCGGATCGTTTTCCGAAAGGCTGGTAAATGTGACGGTTTTACCGGATCGGCACGGCATAACCGCGATCACGTTTCGGTTGCCCGCCACCCACTGCTCGCGGATCCCGGTCACAAGTTCGCTCTGATACGGTCGCAGTTGGACAGCCATAAATCACCCTTTGAATTTTCGAAGAACATAGCCCGCGCAATTATTCACCGCAAGAGCCAATAAAGGCTATTGACGGATAACAGCGCGCCCGTTAGAAAGTCTGCACAACCAACGAAATCGAAAGGTTCTTGATATGGAATTCAAATTTGACCCCACATATCCGCCGGATCGCGACGCCGCTTTGCGCGTCATCGGTCTGTTTTCCGGCAGCGCACCCGCCGCAGATCCGGCACCCGCCGCAGATCCGGCAGAGGTGGATATTCACGGTATGGTGTGGGACGGTGAAATTCACGCATCGACCAAAGCGAAAAACGCCGATGGTTCCTGGCGGGCACGCAAAGGGCGGTCGGACGAATACGAAGCCGCAATCGCCGCCCATAAGGCAGAGCAAACCGAAGCGTCCGGCGCTGCGATGGTCCCGACGACTGAACCGGAGCAGTCCGCCGCACCCGCCCCGACGGGCAGCATGCCGATGCCTGCGCCGCAGCCCGCTGCACCCGAACCCACAACGCCGCAAGCGCCGGTCGGCTATGAGGAAATGGCAAACCGCTTTGTCGGCATGATGAACGCCGGGAAAATCGCAGACTTTGAGGCGGTGTATCGTGATCTCGCGATCAATCACGCAGATCTCGAAACGAACCTCACCAGCATCGACCGGCTGTGGCAGTACATGACTGCGATTGATGCAGGCGCCGGACACCCGGACGCGGTGCAGCGCGCAATGGCGGCGGCAGGCTGATGACGCGCCCGGTTGAAACCAGACCGTCAGGGGCAAATCGCTGGACGAAATGTTCAGCGGCGCCCCTGTTCGCCAGCCGCGCGCCGGTCAGGCCGGAAGGCGATCCGGCGCGGGAAGGTACATGCGCGGCGTGGGTTGCCGAACTGGTGCTGACCGGGCGCGCCCTACGCTGTTCCGACCTGATCGGCGAGTGCCACGAAAACGGCTGGGAAGTGGACGACGAAATGGTCGGGCGCGTTCAGGGCTACGTTGACATGATCCGCGCTGATGGCGGTTTCGTCAGCGCGGAACGGTTTGTCAGGCTGTCGGATAAAGTTGCCGGGACACTGGACAACGCTGCGTCGTATCTGAACGGCGTCCTTAAAGTGCGTGATTTGAAATACGGGTTTCGCACAATTGAGGCCGATTCCAATCAGCTTGTGATTTATGCCGGAGCGTTGCTGGCCGAGTTGCTGGCAAGTGGCGGAATCGTGACTGAGGTGTGGACGGAAATTTATCAACCGCGCGGGTTTCATCCGGACGGCATCCACAGGCGGCAGTGCTGGACGGTTGCGGAAATTCAGGAACGGTGCGCGTGGATTGCGGAACGGGCCGGGGAATGTCACCGACCGAACCCGGTTGCGACACCGGGCGCGCATTGCCTCGATTGCGACGGTGCGCCCGGGTGCGCGGCGTTGGCAGCCACATCGGCAAATCTAATCGCAATGGTGGAAGACACGCGCCACCGTGAAATGACCCCGGCAGAAATCGCCCAGCGCCTTGCGTTCATCCGCGATGCGAAAAAGGTGATTGACGCAGCGGCCAGTGCCGTGGAGGCTGAGGCTTTGGCGCGGCATACTGGTGGCGATCACATCCCTGGTTGGGGTCTGAAAGAGCGGCTTGGACACCGGAAGTTGACAGCATCGCGAGAAACGATCCGCGCGCTGACCGGCATCGACCCGGTAAGAGAGGCCGACATGACGCCCGCCCAATTGAAGGCGGCGGGCGCAAGCGAAAAGCAGCTGTCCGTTTTGTCGGTTCGTCCGACGATTGGTCACAAACTGGAACCCCTCGACCCGCGCGACCTTGCGCGGCAATTCAAGAAAGGTTGAGAAATGGCTAACTATCCAACAGAATACGGTACGACCCCGGTCGGCCGGATCATCATGCACCCGCGTGAAGGTTTGTTTCAGAAAGGGACAACCGACCAGCACAACCGCCCGATTGAGCCGAACAAGCAACGATATTTTGTCGGGCTGGCCGTGGAAAAGTCCGCCCCCGGCGTGAACGAGATGCTTGGCATTTTGCAAAAAGCGGCAATGGCCGGTTACGCGTCGAACCCGCAGGTGATGCAGCAGATTCAAATAGGCCTTGGCGCGACTGCATTTTCCTGGAAGGTGCAGGACGGCGACGAAATGATCGTCAACCCTGAAACCGGCCAACAGGAGCCGCGCACGCCGCACGGCCAAGGTTGCTGGATCTTCAAGTTTTCGACCACTATCCCGATGCGCGCGGCCAAATTTCCGCCGGGTGCGAACGTACCTGTCGATTGCGGCGAGGATGAGCTGTACAAGGGCTGTTTTGCGCAGATTTCCTATTCGGCCAGCGCGAACGGGAATATCGACCACACCGCCGGGGTCTACCTGAACCCGAAAACAATCTGCCTGATCGGACACGGCGAACCGATCACCGGCGGCCCGTCGCTTGAACAGCAGTTTCAGGGCGGCACGGGCGGTTACGTCCCCGCCGGTATGTCACAGACACCTCTCGCGCCGACCGGCGCACTGGGCGGCATGGGCCAGCAGCAGCCCATGCAGACGCAGCAGCCCATGCAGACGCAGCAGCCCATGCAGACGCAGCAGCCCATGCAGACGCAGCAGCCCATGCAGACGCAGCAGCCCATGCAGACGCAGCAG